AGCTGCAGGTGTAGAAAATGGCTCTATATGGTTTTTGAAAAATGCTAAATGGCTTGTAGAATTTGAAAGAGAATTAACTAGCTTTCCATCTAGTGGATCTCATGATGATATGGTAGATGCCTTAGCTTATGCAGCTAGGTTTGGGATAGTTAGAAAGACAAATTGGAGTGTAACCTAATTGGGTATAGCAGATAATATTAGAGGTTTCTTTAGAAGCTCAGAGATACCAACAGAGCAAAAAAACTATGGCAAGTTTCCAACATCAAATATAGTTTTCCCATTCAATACAGATGCAGGTTATTTTAGTGGAGTAAATCAAATGAGCCCTGAGGGTAACTCTGCTGCTCTTGCTTGTTTAAATGTACTAGGTACAGCATTTAGTGAGCCACCATTAAAAGTATATTTAAAGAATCAAGAGGGTATGGATCATGTATCTAATCATCCTGC